TTTCTTCAAAGCAGGAAGGAGTGGGACTTTCCGGGGAGCAACTCTTCAAACAAGAATATCCGTCAACATGGATGGAAGCATTTCAATCAGGAGCTGGAAATGTGTTTGATGCAGAGAAGCTTGAGCAAACAAAGCCTGAAGTCCCAATGACTGAAGCACAAATCAGAGAGGAATGTATCAAAGAGGATCGATCTGAATCATATCTTGTAAATGCTTTAGAGCTGTTGCAGTTAGGGGTTAGATTTTATCGTCTTCCTATTTATGGAAAAGAGTATGTGACTGGAACTGATCCATCAGACGGAGATGGTTCTGACAATGGTTGTATTGATGTATGGATGCGTCCTGATGCTTCCGGAGTTGTGGAGCAAGTGGCTCAGTGGTATGGGAAAGCTCGTCCTGATGATTTGGCACTGGTTAATAAGTTGCTTGCAGAGTTTTATTTTAATGCATTTGCAGGAGTGGAGAATAACATGCTCACAACCATTCTTGAGCTATCCAAAATTTATGATAACTACTATTTCACAGTTAAAATTGACGAAAAGAAGCAGAAGAGAACGAAAAAATTAGGATGGAATACTAATATTCAAACTAGAGAGAAAATGATTGATGATTATATTAAGCATCAAGAGCAGGAGTTGTTGATCATTCGCTCTGCTACTACACTCTCTGAGATGAGAACATTTGTGAAAGTAAGAAGACCTTCTGGAACGATAAAAAGAGAACATGCTGTGGGGAAGTGGGATGATGCATTATTTGCTGCAATGATAGCCATTCAGATGACATTGTACCGGAAAGCACAAGCTCGGGTATTTGCTCAGGGGACGGTTGTTTTGTAACTTACTATTTACTTTTGAGATGTCTGTATTGCTATAATGATAAAAGTATAGCTTGATTCATTCTATGGCTGAAACATCAAAACCATCAATCACAGGAACAGACGGAAAATTTCTCAAATTTCCTTACCCTTCAGAACTTGGACGCTTAAATAATTATGGATATCATAAACGTCTTTTTCTAGGAAAACATTTTGAAGCATTCAAGATAAAAATTGACGATCCTGCATACTCAAAGGATTATCAAAAACTGAGATATATAACAGCCAATTTCCCCGGACTTATTTCAAAAGTAGTTGCTGACATGTTATTTATTGAGCCTCCTAAAATTCAGGTAGCAGATGGGGATCAGTCATTTATGGATGCATTAGTCTCAGAGAATAAGATGAGAGTGCAAAACTATGAATCAGCTCTCATGAATTCATATTATGGAGATGCTTTGTATAAAGTTCGAGTTGGAAAGAAACATCCAAACAATCCTGATTCTACTGTTATCATTGAGCAAGTCTCTCCCCGGATTTATTTTCCCTCATTTGATCAATCAAACGTCACAGGAGATCCCACAAAGCAGGAGCTGGCATGGGTAATGGTAATAGGGACAAAGTATTATCTTCGAAAAGAGATTCATTCTCCCGGTAAAATTCAGAATCAGTTGTTTGAGTTAAAGGGAGATCCGCATTTGGGGTTTGAAATTGTTGATAACTCAGATCTTTCATTACTTGGTATTCCAGGACTGCTTCCAGAACAAGAGACTGGAATTGATCGTTCACTGCTTATTCATGTACCAAATTGGCGACCAGGGGAGCAGTGGAATGGACTCTCTGATTATCATGATTTAGATTCTCTTTTCTATGGTATCAATAACCGCATGACAAAGGTTGATAATATCTTAGATAAGCATGGAGATCCTATTCTGACTGTTCCTCCGGGAGTAATTGGAGAAGATGGAAAAGTGAAGAAAAAAGCTCTAGGAGTTATTGAAATAGCTGAAGGAGAAAGTGGAAAACCGGAATATGTAGTGTGGGACGCAAAACTTGAAGCTGCAGAAAATGAGATTGATAAAATGATTGAGATAACTTGTATGATTTCAGAAACTTCTCCTGTTGTAGTGGGAATGGATAAGGAGGGAGCAGTTGAGTCAGGAAGAGCACTCAAGTATAAGATGCTTCGAACCCTTGCAAAAACACAGAGAAAACAGCTGTATTACCGGGAAGGCATGATTGAAGCTTTGTATGTGGCTCAACTCATGGCAAAAGAGCACAATGTTAAGGTTGATGGTATAGGATTTTCTGGAAAACCAGTGAAACCTGAGATTATATGGAGTGATGGACTTCCAGCAGATATGATTGAAATTGTTGATACTGAAGTGAAGAGAATTGATGCAGGATTGCAGACAAAAGTTGATGCTGTCATGAAAATTGATGATTTAGATCAGGAAGCAGCTGAGGAAAAAGTGAAAAGAATTGAAGAAGAGGGTCAAATTGCTCTTGAATCATCCATGAAGACCGCTGCAGAATTTGGAAAGGGTGTTGATGGAGGAAAAGAAAGTCCTCCAGTGAAAAAGCCAAACGGATTCCCTGCTGCTAACTGATATGATAAATTTATATGAATTTTCCGCAAGAGGTATCAATTAATGAGAGAGATATTGCAAGGCTTACTAAACTATATCAAACTGCATACGCTCAGATTGAAAAGGAAATCGAAGGTGCGACTGAATTCGGTGTTCGCAACCGCAAACAAATACTCTATCAGATTGACGGCATTCTTAAAGAACTTGATTCAGACACTGCTCCAATACTTGAGGAGGCTTTAGAAAAGCAATATACCACAGGAGCTGGAGAGGCAGTAGAACAGCTCAAGTTCTCCGGAGCACAAGATATTCCTGTTACTGCAGGATTTAACCGCATTCATAAAGATGCTATTGCAGTGCTTGTTTCAGAGACTCAGGAAGCATTTGCTCAATCTATTCAAGGTATTCACAAATCAGCAAACAGACTTATTGGAGCAGGGGTAAGACAACAGCTCACTGAGCAAATGGCTATTGGAAAGATTCAGGGAGCAGCACTCAGAACTATCAAAAATAATGTAATAGGAGTACTCAAGACTGATGGACTCTCTGCTCTAGTAGATAAAGGAGGAAGGACATGGAAGCTTGATAGATACGCTGAAATGCTTATTAGAACAAAAAGTGTTGAGGCTCGCAATGTGGGAATGCTCAATCGAATGGTTGAGAATGGGTATGATTTAGTACAGGTATCAAGTCATGGAGCAAGTGATAATTGTGGAGATTGGGAGGGAAAGATTTTATCAGTGAGAGGAGACACTCCCGGATATCCCACTGTTGAGATGGCTCGCTCTGGGGGACTATTTCATCCAAACTGTAAACATGCAATCAATACGCTTATTCCTGCACTGGCAAAAGTAACAAATGCATACAATCCTAATGTTGATACAGTGACTGGAAAAGATTTTGTTGATGAAGTAGATGCAAAATTTAAAGGAGCATACAAATCCCCGGCTCAAGTGATCGGGACAAAAACTCCAGCTCGATAATACTATAATACGTTGAGGCTAGTAGCCTCATTTTGTAGAGATAAAACCCGGGAATTTTCATACCTTTTCAGTATTATGGGACTTGCATTACAATGCAAACATTATAATGTGAATAAATTGCTTATTGACAGTGATTGATAGTGTTCTTTATGATAAATAGGAAAGACAGTCTTTCAGGAGAAGCTACTCCGTTAATAAAGCGTAGAATATGACTGAAGAAGAATTAAAATCAAAAGAAGCTGAACTGACAAAACGAGAGGAGGATCTCGTAAAAAAGGAAGAAGCATCCGCAAACGCTGCATTAGATACCTCAAAGCTCACTGACGAGCAAATCAATAAAGTTTTAGAAGATCCTAGAATATGGAAAACAAAACGACTGACTGAACTCAGAGAAAAAGCTAAGAAAGCAGATGATGCTGAGGAGGCTGAACGAAAGAGACAGGAAGACGAAGCGAAGAAAAAAGGTGACTATGAAAAAGTTATTGCTGATAAAGACAAAGAGATCAATGATCTCAGAGAATCCACAAAACAGGCAAAAATCGATAATGCAATTCACGCTGCAGCCTCAAAAGCTGGAGCAGTAGATCCGAATGTAGTCGGAAAGCTCATTGACAGATCAGGAATTCAAATTGGAGAAGATGGAACTATCTCCGGAGCTGATGAAGCAGTAACTGCTCTCATTGAAGCCTCTCCTTACTTAAAGGGAAAGCCAGGTGCTCCAGTTATAGGAAATCCATCAAATCCAGCAACGGAAAATCAAGAGCAAAAGACTTTCAAAATGTCTCAAATAAGTGATCCTGCATTTTACCGGGAACATGAAAAGGATATTGATAAAGCAATGAATCTCGGACTTATAGAAGATGATACTGCTCCTGCTGA